CAGGACCGCCTCGACGCCTATGTCACCGGCTCCGGCTCGAGCTCGATCAAGGCCGCCCTCGAATCCGACAAGACTCTCGGCGGCGCCTGTTCCACCCTGCAAGTCACATCGGCACGACCCCGCGAGGTAGTAGTCTCTGGGGTGAACATGATCGCCTACCGCTTCGAGGTCACCATCTATGGCTAACTACAAGGTTCTCGTCGAGGGCTCAACCCTCGGACCCGTCGGGACCATCGTGTCCGACGTAGACATCATCGCCGCACCCGCCGACGTGGATCTCCTCGTGCAGGCCGGGATCGTCGAATCCACCACCACAAGCAAGAAAGACAAGGAGTAGGCCATGGCCGTCTTCGTTCTGACCGACGCGAGTGTCACGATCAACACGGTCGACCTCTCGAGCTACGTCACCAACGTCACCTTCACCTACGAGAAAGACCAGGTCGAGACGACCGCGATGGGCGCCACCGGGCACGTCTACACCGGCGGCCTCCAGAACCTCTCGGTCGCACTCGAAATGAACCAGGACCTCGCCGCAGGGAAGGTTTTCGATACCATCTGGTCCGCCGTCGGTTCGGGCTCCAACACGCTCGTCGTGAAGAGCCTCTCCACCGGCACACCGAACCCGACCCTCACCGTGTCGAACGCCTTCCTCCCGTCGGCTCCGGTCGTCAATGGCGCCACGGGCGATCTCGCGAAGACCTCCGTCACGTTCGTCGGTGGAACGGTAGTGAAGAGCTAACGATGCCGATCGACGTCACCGTCCAGCACAAGGACGGGCAGGCAGTCACCGCGACAGTCTGGCCGTCGACCGAGGTCGAGTTCGAGGATCACTTCGGGGTCGTATGGTCCGAAGCGTTCGGCCGTCCCCACGTCCCCCAGAAGTACCTCTACTTCGTCGCCTACCACGCCCAGAAGGACGCCGGCAAGACCGGCCTCGACTTCACCGACTGGCTCCGTACCGTCGCCCAGGTCTCCATCGCAGGAGACACCGCGGACCCTACGGACCCGGTAGCACCACGTGGCTAATCGGTGCTCTCGCGGTAAAGACAGGAATTAGCCCGCTCGAGCTTCTCCGGACGCCCCCGAAGATTCTCCGCGTAATGATCGAGCAAGTCTGGCCACGAGCCGACATCAAGACAGGAGCGGACGCATGGCAGGGACTGGCGTCGTTGGATTTCGACTAGGCAAAGACGATGCACCAGTCCGCGCAGAAATACTCGGACTCAGAGAAGTCCAGAGCGACCTCCGCAAACTCGGCGACGACACCAAGAACGAACTAAAGGACACACACAAGGCGGCCGCCGAGATCGTCGTCCTGGGCGCCAAACGCTACGTCCCGTACCGCACCGGCCGCCTCGCTAACTCCATCCGCGCCATCGCCACGCAATCCTCCGGTCGCGTCCGTGTCGGTTCCGCATCCGTTCCCTACGCCGGCCCGATTCACTTCGGATGGCCCGCCCGCAAGATCACCCCGAACCCGTTCGTCTACGACGCCATGGACACCCGCGTAGAAGAGATCCGCGGCCTGTACGAGAAGCGCATCATGGAACTCATCGAGAAATACGACCTCTCAACCGGCCAGCCACTCAAGCAGGCCCGCGCCGTCCGCGCCGCCGCCGGCATCAAGTCCTCCACCGGGCGGATGCCCGACGCACTCCTTCGTGACGCCGCCGGAAGCATCATCGGCGGAGTGTACGACGGCGAGGCGCTCTACTTCTAGACTGTCACCATGGCCCGCGGTATTTCATTCATCATCACCGGATCCGCCGGTCCGCTCCGGAAAGCGATCAAGGAGGCGTCCGACAGTCTCGCCGGCATGAGCAAAGGCGCGACACTCGCGTTCGGTGCCGCCGCCACCGCGACGACCCTCTTCGCCCGCCAGGCAATCCAGGCCGCCGCAGACGACCAGAAACAACAGGCACTCCTCGCCCGCCAACTCCAAGTCTCCGCCGGCGCCACAAAGGCGCAGGCCGCCGCCGTCGAGGAATACATCGACGCGACGCAACGGTCGGTAGCGGTGTCAGACACCGAACTCCGCGCCTCCTACCAGTCTCTCGTCGTCGCTACCGGTGACCTCACGAAGTCCCAGGACCTCCTAAACGTGGCCATCGACACGGCCGCCGCTACCGGGGTCTCGACATCACGCGCCGCCGAAGCGCTCTCCCGTGGCTACGCCGGGAACACTCGAGCGCTCGCCACCTTGTCGCCCGAGCTCAAGAAGGCAATCAAGGACGGCGCCTCCTTCTCCGACGTGCTCAACATCCTCAGAAACAACTTCCAAGGCGCCGGCGCCGCGGCATCGCAGACGATGGCCGGGCAGCTCGCCATCCTCGGGAACACAATCGACGAGGCCAAGGAATCCATCGGCGCCGCGCTACTCCCGACACTCCAGCAACTCCTACCGCAACTCGTCAATCTTGCGAACTGGGTCGGCCAGAACTCGGCCCTCCTGTCCACCGCCGCGGTCGTAATCGGGACGTTCGCCGCCGGCATGGTCATCGCCAAAGGCGCCCTCGTCGCCTGGCGGGCAATCGGCGTCGCCACCACCGCCATCAACGCGGCCCTCGCCACAAGCTTCTCCGCAGTCCAGATCGCCACCGGCGTCGGCCTCGTAACCGCTCTCGCCGCTATTCCCGTCTATCTGAAAATGAAGTCCACGTTCGACGGTCTCACGAAGTCGACGAACAACTACACCGAAGCACTCGACGGCGCAATCGTGAACCAGAAGCAACTCAACGAATACATGGGTCCGGTCCCATCCCGGAACCTCGCCGAGTTCCAGAAGCATTATGCGAACTACGCTACGACGGTTGCGAACGCCGGCAAGAACACGGGAAGCACCGCCTCAAAACTAAAGGACTTCCGGGACAAAATCTCGAGCGCCAAGGACGCTATCCGCTCCTACGTCGACGGGATCCGTGATGCCATCACCGGCACCGTCAGTCTCGGAAACGCCTTTAGTGAAGCCCAATCAAGTCAGGCCGACGCCACCGACCAACTCAACGCCGCCCTCGCCGACCGCAAACAAGCTTACGAAGAACTCAACCAAGCTCAGGCCACGAACGACGTCGAGGCATACAACTCCGCGCTCGGCCGTGTTGCCGCGACCGAGAAGGCCGTCACCGACGCCCAAGCGGTCAAACCCAAGACCTACATGGAAGTCTTTCAGGCGCAGATCACCGCCGCGAAAGAGTTCGCCACGAACCTCAAGGCACTCATCGGCGCCGGCCTCCAAGGAGCCGGCCTCCAACAGATCCTAAGTCTCGGCCCCGTCGCCGGGAACGCCGTCGCCAAGGACCTCCTCGCCGGCGTCGGTGGCTACACCGTCGGGTCCCTCAACGCCGACCTCGCCTCCATCGCCGCGGCCGGGACGTCCGTCGGTATGTCAATACCCGGTGTCGCGGGAGCGCTCGGAGCCAAGGTCGGCGGCACCGAGAACAAGTACTACATCGAGGTCAAGGCCGGCGTCGGTGACAAGGTCGAAATAGCCAAGCAGGTCGTCGAGGTTCTCCAGGCTTACGAGAAGCGCCTCGGCGGCATCCCGATCAAGGTCAAATAATGGCCAAACCAACTGTCCGCGTCCGGATCGCCTTCGCCGACGGTCCCTACGTCGCGTCCCCGGTTTGGATCGACGTCACGTCCTACGTTCGCTTGATCACGACCTCAAGAGGCCGGACGGACGACTGGCAGAACTTCGACACCGGATCCGCCACCGTCGTCCTTGACAACCGGGACCGCCAATTCGACCCGACCTACACCTCGAGCCCGTACTACGGCAATCTCCAGCCGCGCCGGCAGATCCGCATAGATGCCACCACCGACTCCGTCAACTACTACGACGTATTCCGCGGCTACGTCGACGGATGGCCCGTGGAGCTCACCGACGCCGGCTACGACTCGACCGTTGCCTTGAGCTGCTATGACGCACTCGGTCTGATCTCCCAAGAGCAGACCCCGTTCGACTGGTCGGACAACTACATCAGGACCACTATCAACCCGAACCGCTACTGGAAACTCGACGACTTCGTCAACCCGGCCAGCATCCCGACGACCAGCGGAACCCTCTCAAACTTCGTCCTAAAGGACTACGGAACCGACGGAATCGGTCTCACCCCAATCTCGGTCTCAACACCGACCCAGAACGTCCCAAGCATGGCCAAGGGAATCCCCACCGGCGGGATCGCATGGCCGAATAACTACGCCTACGGATCCGCAAACCCCGACTCGTACACCTACACGTCCGGCGCCTACGCCTGTTGGTTCATGCCATCAGGCACCGCGACTACACCATGGTCCGAGTGTTTCTGGAACGGCGTCGCCGGGACGACATACACCAACTATGCGACGTTCACGCCGACCACCCTAACTATCGGGCATTACATCAACACGTCCTTCGGATCTACGACGCAATACCTCTGGACCGCGTCCATCGGTGTCAACTTCGCCACCGCGCACCATTACGCCGTTAGTTGGAGCGGCGTAGGCGGATCCTTTACACCGAC